GTATCTGAATCAAACCCTGTATGACTAAATGCTAGTGGGAATGGTTGTAGTCTGGTAATTTCCATATATTATTTGCCGTAATATGTGGCAACTTCTTGAGCGGTAGCCTTTCGGATACCTGCCTTATCAAGCCACTTTGCGGCAGCCTCCTTAGTTACAATATTATATCCCTTAGTCAATGTTCCAACTTCTGTCCAACGGATATTCTTCTCTGACCAAAGAGCGACCTTTTCATCAACCTCTGGTTCTGTCTTTGTTGTGTCTACCTTGCGATTCAGTGCTGCGTCTGCTGCTCTTGAACCAAGTGTATTATCTTCTTTAGCCTGCATGTTGGATGTTCTTGGTGATTTGGTTTTCTTTGCTCCTGCAACAACCTTCTGACCATCATCGTTAACTGGAGCATCATTGTGCTCTACAATATTAACCTTTTCTACAACAGCGACTTCTTCAGCAACCTTTTCGGCTACTCTAGTTTTTCTAGCCTTTGATGCACTAACCTCTTCTGACATATTTACACCTTTCCTTAATTGTAATTATATCAGAATATGCTTGAGGGGAGACAGCCCCTAAAGGCCATCTCCCCAACAAACATTTGCTTTCGATTAGGAAACAACTGGTGTTGCGTCAACGAATGCAATTGCATCCAATTCTTCCCATGTGATACCGAAACGGACAAAGATGGTGTACTCAATTGTATCCTTCTTTGGCTTGTACTCACGGTTCACAGTGATATCGCGCTGGAAGCCCCAAACGCGGTTCTGTGGGAATGTGAGATCTAGGTAATTTGCTGGGTAGTAAGGAACTTCCTGTACGTCAATACCTAGAACACGAGTGGTACGAGCACCACCAAAGGTCTGTCCTGAGCCACCAAGGTAAGCATTGCGGTAATCCTGTGTACGGAATGCCTCTGCAATTGCATCACCAAGTGTGCCGTTGCTTGCAACGATGTTTGCGAAAACATCTGTGCCTGCGTAGAACTTAAGACCTGACTTGATTGCGCGGTACTTGCGTGGAAGTGCATAGATGACTTCCTGCATAACTGCTGGTGTCCAACCATTGGTTAGATCAACAACAGCCTCGTGTGCGTCACCAGTTGTCTTGACCTGATTGGCAAAGCCGTTCATGATACCAAGGAATGGATCAGCACCTCCGTCGCCATTGATAGCAAGATCCTCAAGATCGTTACCGAAAGCATTTGTCATTAGACGAACCAAGTGGTCCTCTAGTGCTGCACCTTCGATATTGTCCTCAAGGGCTTCTGTTGAAACTTCCCAATCCAAACGGATCTTCTTGGTTGTCAACTCAACCTTTGTGAATGTTGCACCTGCGTTTGTGTACTCGCCAAGAGCCTGTGAAGCAGCGCGAATAACACGCTCTCCAACGTTAACCTTCTCAAGTTCAATCGTGTTTGCACGCATTGTAACTCTACGTCCATCTTGGGCGAGAACTGTTGCGTCCCAAACATAGTCGATAAAACGACGAGCCTGCTCGGGATTTAGGATTCCACCTGGAGCACCCACAGGGTTAACTGCGTTTGGTCCATCAAGTGATCCCATGTTTGCGGTAGGAATGTTACCTGGGGTTCCCCAAGCATCTCCACCGACTACTGGATCAGTACCTCCGATGCCTAGGTTAGCAACTGCGCCCTGACCCTGGTACAAACCTGGGTTTGGATCACCGTATGCGCCTGTTCCATCGCTGGGCTGATTCTTTAAAATTTCTTCTGCCATTTGACTTTCACCTCCTGAAATATCTTTCTTTTTTTTTATAGGTCGGCATTTGTGAGGAAACGACCGCCCCATGCAGAGTCCATAGACTTCTGCATACTTACTGGTTCTTCCTGCAAGATCTCGCCAAGATCAGCAGACTTACGGAAAGCGGTGTCTTTTTCAACTGCATCCACGCGCTTACCAAAACTATCCTTTACTACATTTACCTCATCGCTTAGTCCAGCAACTGACTTATTAATGCCTTCAATCTTGGCATCAAGAGCCTTTACTGTTTCAGCAAGAGTGGAAAGAGTAGATGTGAGAGATTCTGCGATTTCGCCAATCATCTTTGTAGTATCAACTACATCATCTGACTTGCGTGTATTAACAGAAGATGCTGCACCGCCTGCTTCACCATCAGCAATCTTGTCAACTTCTTCTTCCATATCCTGTGCCATCTCTTCCTTTACGCCCTTATCCATTTCGGCATCTTCTTCAGTCTCATCCTCTTCTTCAATCTCAACTTCGATTGCCTTTTCGGTTGCGACAGTTGCATCTGCTTCTGTAACAGGGAGTGCGGTAGGCTCTGGATTGATTTGCTCTTCGTTCATATCCATGCTCTTTTCAATTTCATCTACAACAATAATGTCTGAGTCCATCTTGCTTACCTCCTTTACCTCTGATTTACTAATCGCATTAACCTTTTCTAATGAAGAAATATTTTTAATAACGCGACGATTGGTAGGTACTATTGTACCGTCTATTTGGGAATACGCCTTTAAGATGACAACTGGATCATTAGACTTGGCAACTGAAACAACTTCTTCAGTAGAAAGTCTTGCACCACCATTGAAAACAATCTGCTGAACCTTACCGTATCCACCCTCATACTTAACAAAACTTCCCTCGTCAATACCCTTCTGAATCTTATCTCTCTTGATCTCAGAAATCATTGACTTAACAACTCCAGCCTTATCAGCATCATTGCTTTCTACAAATCCAATGTTTGACATTGACTTATTACATTGTGGGCAATGAGTAGAAGAATCCTCAGACATTCTGATAATGTCATCTGCTCTGCACCAAAAAACATTTTCTGTGCTTGTCTTTGAAAGATAGCCAGTTGCTACTCCCTTTTCAATGCTAAAAACATTGGCAAATTGATTTGCAGGATTATCTACCAAAGAAAGTTCACTGAGTGAATATTCCTTAATTACCTGATAAGTCTTGTCAAGTGACTCATCATAAACCTTCTCTGAATCATGAATCTCTCCGCCAATAGAAAAACCTGTGAGAGTTCCGTCTAGAACCTTCTCCCAGGTATCCTGTGCGCCCTTGCTTACATAAGCAGAGACTACAATCCCATTATAAAAACTCTTTGATTCTGGATCAAAGTATGTGTCTTCCTTGAAAGAAACTACCTTGCCAACAGCAATAGGCTGATGCATCTCACGAATGTTGCCACGGAAAGATTCGAATGCCTTAAGGCTTGCTTCCTTGGGAACAACGTCACCCTGACGATCAAGATTATCAAGAGTAGCAAAACCAGTAACGATTCTGCGCTCTTTATCTACCTTATTGATTGGCATAGAAAGACGAATGTGACTATCTTTTGTAGACCAATTTGCCTTATTAATTTCCATAGTTATTCCCATTATACTATATCTTTATTTAATTGTTATCAGTCAGTCTTTGCGCCAGCACCTTTTGGATTTCTGCCACTGATTGCGGCAGCACCATCAGACTGTTCGTTGACTCTTTCTGAATCTCTCGTCTTGTTTCCTGGCATATTACCCTTAGCATCGGCTGCTTGTCGTGGGTTCAATTCTAATGGCTTATCTGCACCATCTCTTTGTGGATAACCAATAACTTCACGAGCCTCGTTTGGAACAAGAATCTGGTTCTTAACATAACGCTCAAGAATCTGAGATTCAGCAATTTCATCTGTAAGGCTAACCTGATTAAAGTTAAGTTCAACGATATCGGTCTTCTCTCTAATGATCTTGTTGATTGCCTTAGCAACATATTCCTGTAATGGCTTTGCAACCTGATCACGGAATGTTCTATCTTGTGTCATTGATGCAGCAGTTGATGCTGAATCTACCCCACCAAGTTTTGATAAAGGAACCTGATGCGCCATAAGAATGTCGTCACGATTCTGCTTTCTATATTGCCCAAATGATGCTTCTTGGATACCATTCTCTACAGGATGCATTTCAAACTCAATCTTGCTTCCTTCGGAATCTCCAGGAAGTGGGATATAGAGCGTACGGTGTGACTGACCCTTTAATCCTGTCTGGAAGAATCGGAACAACTTATCTTCTGCTTCTGGTGTTAACTTAGCACCCTTGACAGTAATGATGTAGCGAGGAACGGCCTTGTTCTCAAAGTAATCAATGTTATATCTCTGTGCCATCTGGTCGCCTTGCAGGGAAGTCATTGCAGCCATAATGTCAGGGACACCATAGAAAGTATTAAGAGGTGAGTACTCTTTTAGATGAATAACCTCGTTTGGACGATTGTCTGTAGTAACTGGATTTGGATTCTTTGCACCAAAATTACGGAAGTATGTGATGCTTCCTGCAATAATCTGAATATACCCATCGTGAAGTCTGCGTACACGCATTGTTGTGGATGGAATATGACCAACGTAACCAATATCTCCCGTTACAGTTCTGCCAATTTCGATGTACCCATTTCCAGTAGCCTGCATATCAGTAACTACCTTTTCAAGAATCTTTGTTAGGCTTTCATCATCATTAAGATCTTCTAGCCATGCGCCAAGTTGGATCTTTAACTTTTCAATACGACGCTTTGCATTCTTCTTCTTTGTCTCGTCATCCATTGACTCTAACTTCATAAGTGTTGCTGAGGTCATATCAAACTTGTAACCAAGACCTACCGTGTTTGATACCTTGGCATCAATTGCTGCGTGATTAGCAAATGAAGTGTCGTAGTATGCTGAAAGTTCATATAGGTTATATGGTGGGGTAATTAGATCAAAGATTCCGTATCCATTACGGTATACCTGGCCTGGATTGATCTTCTTTGAACCAACAGTATGATCTGTATTTTGACCAATAGCCTTTGAGTCACTAAGATATCTTCTTGAAATCTGACCATCTGGATCTCTTGGAACACTATTTACAGTTGTTCCATTTGCTCCACGATCAAGAGCGTTAGACATTCCTTGTGGTGGAGCAGCCTTTTCTGTTCTAGAGATTCTGCGCTTAAAGTTTTTTTCAAGACCGTTGAGAGCGATAAGATCATCCCAACTCTTGGCAAAAGGATCTGAGTTTGCCCACTCACTCTCAATAATCTGAGTTGCCATATTAGCGTCAATAAGAATCTGCTGCTTTTCCATTAGTCAAAGTCTCCATAGGTTTCTAGTGATTTCTTTGCAGCAGCAACCGCACCAATATCATTTAATGATGGAATAAGACCTGAATTAAGTCTATCCAACTGCTCTGCATGTTCTTCATCTGTGGCACGATTAATACCAGCATAGAACCATGGTTCGCCCTCTGGCTGTCCATAATGTACCGCTGCTGTACGCAATTTTGCGATTTGGTTAGCGTCACCCTTTACAGATGGAATGTTTAATGGATCTCCGTCTTCGTTCTTAAATAGATGACCGTCTGGCATTCTCCAGAAATAAAGCCCCCACTCAAAACCCACGGCGTTGCGCTGTGCAACTCCAGTATCTACAACAGATACCTTGCCACGACCTAGTTTTCCATGATTATAGTATTTTGCTCTTCCCATAACCACTATTGTACCAGACTATGCTGGTTTATTGGTATAGGATGACCAGGATGCATCCGTAATAACGGAAGTTTCTTTCTGTTGTAACTGCATCCCATATCCATCATCAACAACAGTTCTATTTGTTCCTGTATATGCCTTGTAGATATCTGCTGGTGTACTAATGTATGAGGAATCTTGCCCAAGAATGTATGCATACTGCCAAGTTCTGCTGTCTGCTGACCAATAAGACCAAATATTTTCTGGAGTTACTGGAGCACCGTCATAGTCTTCATTAAGGATATTGTCCCAAGTTCTTAAGGATAAATCAATCTTTGCCTCAAGACCTTCTTGAAGGTAATACGAAATATT